CTGGGCGTGTCCACCACGTCACGCACCTACCAGAACGGGCAGCAGCGCAAGCTCGACCGGATCAACGACACCCTCGGCATGTACGTCTCAGCAATCCAGGAGCGTCTATCAATGCCTGATGTGACCCCGCGCGGCTTCCGTGTCCTGGCCGACTTCAACGGCTTCATTAAGGCCGACGACCTCACCCGTTTGCAGGCCTACCAGCTCGGTGTTGAGCTGGGCATCTACGACCGCGACGCCATCGCCGAGCGCGAAGGCCTGCCGCAGCCAACATTCCCCATGCCCGCCGCCCCGGAGCCGGCCGCCATTGAGGCACCGGTGCGGGCATCCAACTTTGACGCCGACGACCCGCTCACGTTCGGTTTCGACACCGAGCGCGCCCGCCACACGTTCCACGTCGACACCGAAGCCCGCACCATCACCGGCCTAGCGGTGCCCTACGGTGTCTCCGCGCTGCGCAACGGCCGCCGCTGGCAGTTCTCCCAAGGCTCCCTGGTCTGGGGTGAGGCATCGCGGGTAAAGCTGCTCATCCAACACGATCGCTCCCAAGCTGTGGGCCGGACGGTATGGCTGCAAGACCGCGACGACGGGCTGTTCGCCCGGTTCAGGATCGCCCGCACAGCAGAAGGCGACAGGGCGCTAGCCCTGGCTGAGGATGGCGTCTACGACGGTCTGAGCATCGGCCTCGCCGACGACGCGCAGTTCACCGCGCGCGGCGGAATCCAGCACTCCCAGCCCGGCAACGTGCTGGTCGAAATCTCACTCACGCCGTCTCCGGCTTTTGATGACGCACGAGTCTCTGCCGTCGTGGCTGAGGCCGACGAAAGGACACAGGCAATGGAATGCCAAATCTGCGGCAGCCACGACCACACGGCACAGGCTTGCCCGCGCTTCACCTCCCCGCAGTTCGACCAGGCGGGCTTGCTCGACGCCATCGGCGCACGGTTCAACCTGCCGCCGGCGCCGGACCCCGCCGCCACGCCAGAACGTGAAACGATCACCCCGGGGGGTCCACTGGGCCTGCCTGGCGGAACCGTTGAGGTCGAAGAGCCATCGCCTTACCGTTTCGACCGCGGCGGCAACCTGCTCCAGGGAAGCCACGACTTCGCGAGCGATCTTCGCGACGCACTCCGCGGCCGCGACCGGGCTGCGCATGACCGCGCACTGGGCTTCATCCAGGAGCACATTTTCTCCGCGCCCATCGCTGGCGTACCCAACGGTCCGCTCGCCGCCGCCGTCCCCCTCTCAGAAGGGCACCAGTTCGCGGCTGTGAGCATCGCTGATGTGGCGACGCTGAACCCAAACATTCAGCGCCCGGACCTGTACGTAGACCAGCGGACCTTTGTCTTCCCGCTGTGGGAGGCCATCCGCAAGGGCACCTTGGACGAGATCACGCCCATGGTCGTACCGAAGTGGTCGAGCCACTCAGCCCTGGTAGCGGCGCACGTCCAAGACACCGAGCCGGGGGAGGGCACGTTCGTAGCCACTTCCGAAACGGTCACCCCGGGCGCTGTGTCCGGCAAGGTCCGCATCACCCGCGAGGTGTTCGACCAGGGCGGGCCGGCCGCGTCCGCGCTCATCTGGACGAAGATGGTTTACGAGTACAACAAGGCGCTTGAGGCCATCGCGGTCACCGAGCTGGACGCTGAGTCCCCGGGTGGCACCATCACGCTGACCGTTGCCGGCGCCGGCAACGTGCTGTCTGCTGACCTGGCGGCGGCATTCGCCGACTTGCAGTTCGCCGCTGGCGGTTTCGCCTTCACCGTGGCGCCCACACAGCAGGACCTTTACAAGAGACTCGCCACCGCGGTCGACACCACGAACCGGCCGCTATTCCCGATCCTCGGGCCGACGAACGCCAACGGTCAGGTGTCGCCCCGGTTCTCCAGGATGAATGTCCACGGCGTCGATTTCTTCCCCTCGGTCTCGCTCGCCGCCGGCGGCCAAACCACCCCTGTGAACTCCTACCTCATCGACCCGGCCGCAGTGTTCGCTGTGGCCAGCGTTCCGCAGCGGCTGGAGTTTCAGTGGCAGGTCCGCTCGGTCGAGCTCGCTATCTGGGGCTACCGGGTGGTGGAGGTCACCGACAACCCCGGAATTCGTCGCATCGTTTGGGATCCGGCCTAACCGGGTCGTAAGTACCGAGCGTTCCCCTATCACTTCTCGCGAAACGAGGTCACACAATGGCAGCGAAGGAAGACAAGGCGCCCGAGCCTGCGAAAGCGGACAAGGTACTCACCACGCCCACCGCAGACGCGGCCGCCGTTCCCAAAGCGTTCCCGTACCCCGGGGACACCCAAAGCCAAGGCACCCGCCACCCAAAGGCCGGATTTATCAGCGCCGGTGTGGCGGCCGACCTGGAGATGTACGGCTCCGCGGTCGACCCGGCTACGGGGAAGCGATACACCCGGGACGACTGGCCGGCTAGCACATAGCCAGTAGGGGAGGGGACGGCTCGTGGCGACGCTCGACGACGTGAAGGCATACCTTGCGTCTGTTGGCGTCCCCACGGGCCGTTACTCCGACGCCCTGCTTAACCAAGTCATCGCCACTGAGCAGGCGCAGCAAGCCCACAAGTGCTACACCGTCCGGTCCGACGACATGAAAGAGGCGCTGTCTCGCCGCGTGCAAGTGAACCTTGCTAAGCGGGGCCTGCCCCTAGGCGTCATCGAGCAATCCTCCGACGCCTCGGGGCGGCCGTTCATGCCCACATTCGACCCGGAGATCCGCCGCCTTGAGGCGCCCCACCGGAGGATCGTGATCGGATGAGCGTGGAATCCGACCAGGCCGCCATCGTGCAGGCGCTCGACGCTGTGCCCGACATCACCGGCTACCCCGACGAATCCCCCATGATGAATGCCGGCGACGCGATCGTGCAGTGGGCCGGGTGGGAGCCACAGGGCGCGCCGCTGGTCTTCGAGGCCACCTGGAAAGTCTTCCTAGTCCTGGGCGCTGAGCCGCGCACGGCGATGCGCTTCCTCGACCAGCACCTGATGGCCGTGCTGGAGGCGGTCCACCCGCTGCTCTACATCATCAAAGTCGACCGGGTGCAGTTCCCCACCGCGACTGCCGGGAACCTGCTCGGCGTCGAAATCACCGCAGAGAAAGAGAGCTAGCCATGCCCGCATACACCGGCGGCCACAAGATGAGGGATTGCCTATTCAAGCTGGGCGGGGTCACGTTCACCAATCAGCTGTGGGTCACTCTGATCGAGCCGGATACCCCGTTCGAGATCAAGCGCACACTCGTCCCGGATGGCGCGATCGCCGACGTTGACTCCCCAACGTGGACGTTCAAGATCACCGGGCTTGCCGATCATGAGACGGGCGGCTTCGCAGACTTCCTGTGGGACAACGCTGGCACGATCGTCACGTATGAGTTCGCGCCGCGCGTGGGCTCCGGTAAGGCCAAGTTCACCGGCTCGCTGTACGCCATCCACCCGCCGATCGGTGGGGAGCAGGGCGAGTGGGCTGAGGCTGAGATGGAGCTGCCCATAATCGGCACACCCGTGAAAGGTGTTCAGGCATGACGCTGCTCACAGTTCAGACCGTCGACGAGTTCGCCACCCCGGCCGCGCTGGCAGCCGTCTCCGCATCCGACACCGTCGACATCAACTCGCTCGGCGGCTATGGGGCGATCATCTTCTACGGCGGCGCCGGCTCCGACACGATCACCATCACGGACTCGTCGAAGTCGCTCGCCGGCAACGTCGCCGTGGCTGACACGGTCGTCCTATCCGCCGGCGCAACTAACCGGAAGTGGTACCGGCTCCGGCGTGAGTTGGCCGACGCCAACTCGATCATCACCATGACCCACAGCGCACCTACCGGTGTGGTCTACGAGCTGATTCGACTGGCATGAGCGTCGCCCTGCCGCCACGGGTCCGCGCCGTCGCCTACCTGGTGACGGCGGTTCTCGGGGTGCTGCTGAGTAGCGTGCAGGCCGCCTTCCTGGCGCTCGGGGCACAGCCTGCGTGGCTCATCGCGGCGTGGGCGGCGTACGGGCCCATAGCGGCCGCGCT